ATGAAATTAACACGTTATGAAGTAGAAATGAAAGTAAGAGACATCGTTGACGAAATCGCAGAAGAAAATGAAGTTGAAAAGGACTTCTATGGGGATTGCTACCCTGATGAAGTCATGAAGCTGGAAAACATGATTGAACTCGAAAGTAATGAGGAGGAAAGAAATGCCATGTTTGATGAAATAAGAGAAATATTAGAGGGGTGCATCTAATGACATTTGAAGAATTATTAAAAGAAAAAAATATTTCAGCATTTCGTCTTTCGAAAGATAGCGGAGTGCCAAACGCTACTATTTCAGATTTGAAACTTCAAAAAACAACATTTATGAATATGAGAGTTGATAATGCTTATAAAATCGCAAATGCACTAGACATGTCGCTTGATGATTTGGTCAAGCTATTAAAATAAAAGCTACCTCAAATGAGGTAGCTTTTTTATTTATTTAAAAGTTCCGTATGCCTTGTTTGTCTTAGATTCACGTACTGCCACGTATCTACGATGTCCTGATGTAGATACATAACTTACCCATACATAATCAGATTTACGACAATAGCAATCATAGAAGAATGACTGTCCTCTGTCATACTGTGCTACGATTTTTCCTTTCGTACTAGGCTGGTCACGTACATTCAGTACATCAACTCCTACTACGAATGTAGCATTTTCTTTTGTGAACCCACTTGGAATACCTGTACTAGGTTTAGATGGTTTAGGTTTTGACTGTGTTGGATAACAGTTAGGTCTTAGGCATCCGCCAATACCATTCATTGTCAATGTAGCATAACATGCTTCCATTGTATTTGATTGATTTTGACTGATTACCTTAACTTTATTATTTCCAGCATATTCAACGAACATTGCGATATGTGAATAACTTCCATAAGGAGATTTTGTCCAAATAATCCAATCGCCTTTCTGCAATGAACTCTTGGAAACTTCTTTAAAGTTCTTCAATACTCCATTGCTTTTACGATAATTCCAAATATCTGCTACATATCCTGTCTGCGTACAATTTGTACGTGCATATCCAGCTAAACTTTCAAAATAAGCAAAATAATCCCAGCATTGAGAGCCATACGCTCCATCCATATCTTTCTTTTTTCCAATTGTTTGATTAATAAATTCCTGCGCAGAAATCATATATTATTCCTCCTTTTTTAGCTTTTTCATTACATTATCGGTTGTTCTAGCTTCTCTTGTAAAAGAGTTGTTTTTCCACCATGCAATTACTGCAGTCCCAATCGTGAATAAGATGGTAACTAACTGGTATACCATATCATCAGCAATATCTAATGTACCATGGCCAAACATGGCCAACACTTGATTGATAAGAGCCAACGCAAGACATACAGTTCTAGCAATAGTACCGGTTGTGATGCCTGTTTCTTCTACTTTGATAACCTTTTCTTCCATGCCATATACCTCCTTTCTTTTACCATACATCTTTTGCAAAGATACACTGTATCATAAATAAAAAACCGCATTTCTGCGGTTAGTACATATTAAACATTTCTCTTAAATTGTTCTTGATCATATCTCTTTCTGCCTGAAAATCACTTGATGTTTTCAATTCTTCAAGAATATCTTTCATAGATTTCAAAAATTTGTCTAATTCATGGATGCATTTTTCTCTATAAACTTCTTCTCTCTTTTCTTGATATTCTTTTTTGTACTCGCAATATTTTTTGAAATGCTTATCCATTCTAGCGATGTTATCATCAATTTGCGTATATTCGATATCATCATTCTTTTTTTCTGAATAAACTTTTCCATCCTTTAACTCAACTTGATAATTGCCTTTCATAGCTTCGATTGTTTCCGCATCTTTCAAGATGTCTACCGCTTTTCCAAGAACATCTAAATCAAGCTGATTATATCCTTTTGAAAGTCCTCTTAATGCTTCATCAATAAGTCTTTCACTTGTTTCAATTACCTTGTGCATTGTCTACACCTCCCAACATTTGAATTATTTGTTTATTTTGCTCTATTATTTCTGTACATAATTCACGATTATCTTCTAAAACCATCATCACATCATCATGCAACTTTTTAAAAATTTCATCATTTGATGTCTGCTTTTGCAATTCATCATTATTTTGTAGCTGCAAGACAAAGGAGACGATTGCGACAATATCCAGCATTGAATAATTATTCATGGTTCATTGCCTCAAGTATCTTGTCTAGCTTTGCATTAATTTCGTCTAAATGTTGATGTTGTTCTCTATTCTTTTCTTGGTTATTCAAGCCTATATTGGTATTGAATAATGTTAATACAAGAAACAACCAGTCTATATCACGCATGGTTATGCAATCTTTTTAATGATGATATTTGCATCCTTGACAAGAGCAATCAATGATGAAATGTTCTTAACTGTAATTGTGATGCTTGCTCTTGCCGGTACTTTTACCAATGTGCTGGATGATATATTTCCATAAGTATTAGCGGTTGCGACTGTATAATCCATTTCAGTACCACCAATAACTTCTCCGTTTGATTGGATAACAAATGGCAATGCTCCTGTCGTTGCACTCGTTACGTTTGCATTGAATAGAATTTCAAAAACTGCACAATCACATCTATTGTTTGTTAGTATAAATTGGCCACTTCCTAAATCATGGAATAACCATCCTCCGCATTCGCATCCGCATCTGCGACTTCTTACTCTGTCTGTTCCAAATAAAATTGTTGCGTTTTGCAATACTGTCTGAACTGGTACATTTACACTATTAATCATATCATTCACTCCTTCTATAAAATTTTGATAATTTACATTAAATACCGCGGTTTCTTGCGGTTTTGGTTCATCATGGCGCTTTTTATTTTCTTTTTCCATGTGTTACCTCCTGTATGAAAAAAGGTAGGCATAAGCCTACCAAGAATAGCACTTATGCGTAAATACGCTATGCTTAAACATTGAAGTTGTTTCCACATCCACCACATCCGCCGAAACCATTGTTATAAGCGAAATATGGAGAGCATGTCAAATATGCTGGTTTTGGGCATGGTCTCAACTGGTCTACGATATTTGCAGACTGTGCTTGCTGACTTAACTGGAAGTTAGCGGTCATTAGTTCTCTGTCTCGGTCTGCTAATCTGTCACGCAAATCCTGTACAGTGTTTGCCTGAATCAATGCACGAGTTGCTTCGCCTTCTGCATGAATTGCAGTTGTAATATCGCAAGTGTTCTTGAAGTTTTCAGAACGTACCGCATCAATATTGCGGTTAGTTTCACAACAACACTGTTGCTGAGCATATAGCTGGTCTTTAAATCCAAGCAATGTCTGATACTGTGCCTCTAAAGTGGCTTCACGACCTGAACATCCCTGTGCACTTACATTCTGATTAGTGTTGAAAATATCACGTTTGATAAATTCATTAGAAATAAAATTGTCCTGTACTCCTTCATTTCCACCCCAGCCGAAGCCACGACCACCTAATAACAGAATTAAGATTATCCAAGCCCAAGAGCCTCCCATTCCGAATCCGTCATTTCTGTCTGCCAAATCGTATGTTGGCTGAATTCCCATCATGCTAGTTCCATCTATTAACTATTCCTCCTTTCTAGCAATCTATAACTATGTCTCACGACATTGTTATCCAATTCCAAATTGTTTAGCCATTTGTTGAATCTGCGCTTTCTGTTGAGGGTTTAAATTCCCCATCATTTGTTCTAATATTTTGTTAGGGTCTTGTCCGCTATTCATTAGTTGTTGTAGTTGTTGATACCCTTGCGGGTTCTGTTGTTTCAACATGTTCATCAACATGTCTTGTGGATTTCCGTTCATCATCCCTTTTACAAGGTTCATGGGATTAGGGTTCATCATATTAAACAAAGGATTACTCATTTTTGTTCGCCCCCTTTTTAGCTTTTTCTACACTTTCTTGTTTAGGTGTATTAACTTGTGAGAATTGCTCTAGAAAAGCGTTAAATTTGTTTTCTAATGCGGTAATTCTATCTTCTTCTTGCGTTTCAACAACTTCCATAAACTTGAATTTTTTAAAACTTCCATCAAGATTTTTCATGTAAAATATAGGGCTGTTTTTATCAAACAAAATCAAAGGTAAATTATTATTAGATATACCTTTTGCCTCGCTTTCGTCTGATACCCATTTTCCGTTAAAATCGAAGTTGGATTGTGGTTGTGGAGTTATTTGATTGTTTATGTTTATTGGCGGTACATTTGAAAACTGTTGTAATTGTTGAAGCTGGCTATCTATCATTTGTCTTTGTTGCATTAGACTATCTGCTCTTGCTTGCATTGGATTGTAATACATTTATTGCACCCCCATTTTTATCAACAAAATATCTATATTATCTTTGTGAATTTCAAATATTTCCTCTGCTAAACTTCGGTAAATGTGGAATTTATATTGTAATGCTTCTATGATTTCTTCACGCATGAATACCACCTCTTTATACCTTGATTTTATAGCTTTCAAGAGGTTTTGCTAATCTTCCATTCGTAATGTAAAAATCATCAAAAAAGCATAAAAAAAAAGAGGGAATTAACCCTCTGTGTATTTATCAAATTGTTTTCGTGCTTTCCATACTAGATTTCTTGCACTTTCAACCTCAATATGTTTTATGTCTGCGATATCATTACACGATAAGTCATCGACATATCGCATGATCAATACTTCTTCGTATTTCTTTCTTAATCCTGTCGCTTTAATCAACAATAATGCCTGATGTGTGTTTATATTTTTCAAGATATCAGCGTTCATTTTTTCTTTTTCTTTCCAGTAGACATGAACCTACGACATTTTGAACACACACCAACTTCACGCACTTTAACGCGTTGTTTCGTTGTTCGTCTTATTCTTGCTATTAGCTTCCACCAACTCTTTCATTTCTTCTAAAGATAAATCACTTGATACAACATTTCCCTCACTATCTGTGAAATTGTAAACACCACTTTGGTCTGTTGTTGTTTCCATAACTGTGGTAGTCGCAAACTGATATGCTAGAAATCCATTTATCGCAAGCAATACCGCGATAATACCTAAAAGGCATTTCACTGTGAATCTTTCACGCTTGTAGTTTTTTTCCATTGTGTCAATGGCCAATTTGTAAAGTGATTCTGTTTCTTTCGTTAAATCTTCAACATCATTTTTAATTTCTTTGATTTTATCCTGCATTTTCTAACCTCTCAATTCTCTTTTTCAATTCATCGTATTTCTTGTACAGTGTTTCAATATTTGTTTCGTTTTTTACGATTCTTTCGTTTACAGTGCTTACACTTTCTTCTAACTTTTCAAGCTTTGATGAAATGTCACTAAGTTGTTTACTCATGTATTTCAAGTCTGCTTTTAGTGATACCATGTTAGAAGTTTCATCGCTTTCTTGCTTTTTTGTTGCTCTTCGATAATTTAAAATTGAAAAAATAAACGGAACAACTACTGCACATATACTAACTAATAATGCTATATATTCTATTCCATCACGTTCCTTTTGTAAAATTATAACATATCTGCTTGATATTTGCGAGATGTGATTTGTTCATATTCTTCTGATGAAATCCAACCACAAGACACGAACACTTTCATGCTTTCATTATCGTAGATACCCATATCGTAGTATTGCTTCAATAGGTCATATCTTGGACTTTTTGATAATACCATAATCGACATAGTATTTATATTGTTCATCTGCAATTGTGCCAACTGCAAATAAATATCTGCGTTGATTAAATCCTGTTCAGTTGGTTGAGGTTTTGCAGGTGGATATTTTTCTGCTTTTTCTTCTTCTGTCCATTCTATGAATCTGTCATGGAAGTTTGGTCTTCCCAATTCGTCATATAATGGTTTTCCATGCAGTAATTGAACATACTCGCCATTGTCTGCATGAACGTAAATGTATCGCATATCTTTTTGTTCTTCGCTTAATAGCATGATTTCGTGGTATTGGTCTATTTCTTCCCATTCAAAAGTATCATCAAGAAAAATATTTGATTTAATTGCGGTAATTGAACCATTTGCATCACGTTTTATATAAATAATAATTTCATCATTCATTGTAGCACCTCCTAATAGTCATAAGAATCTATAATCACATTAAGGCATGCAGAAGTTCCTTGTATATTTTTATTAAAAGTTACTTCAACTGTTGTAGAATTATCTTTATTTTCTACAACTTTATAACTTGTAAATGTTGCTGTTAAACCATCAGCACCTTTACAAAACCCTCCGTCAACAATTACACTAGGTTTTTTATCCATTCCATTATGATTTATTGGAATAATTGCTTTGTTTCTTGTTATTTCATATATAGGATAATAATTATTTAATTCAAATCTATATTTGTTTATACATTTCGCAAATTCTATCCCTTTGTTCCATGGTTTCATTCCCGTAAATCGTGGACCTTTTTCAAGTTTAATAGAATATATATATACATCTGCATTTGCTTCAAGATATAATGCAAATGATTTTAATGATTCGGTGCTTAACACTGTAATTTGAAATTTGTTTTCACCTTGTGCTAACTTCTTATTTTTTGACGTATCATTATTCAAATTCACATACACATTACCACTGATCGTTTTAACATTTACATAAACTGTATATACACCACTATCACCATTTATATATTGTCTTAATGTTCTCGCATTTGTTTGACGATTTATAACCCTTATGCTTGTAGCATCAATTGCTATATTGACTCCATAAGTTATCCACATATCAATTGTTAATAATGGTTTATCAACATATCCATAACTTGTTTGCCCTTTTTGATTGATAATGCCACTTTTGAAATCACTGTTTATTAGTAGATTGTCTTGTGGTGTCATATACCCTTTTTGTATCAAATTACCCTGTCCGTCTAAAATGCCACTTTTTCCGGTTAACACATTCCATGTGATATTTGACTGTAATTCTGAATCGCACCAAGCATTTGTGAAAGGAAAATATGAAGGAAGTATAGGAATTTGATATTTTTCTATGGTTGGCGTTGCGAGTTCGTACCAAACTGTGATTGGATTTGATTTTAAATTATTTTTCCAATCTGCAAGTGATGAAATATCATTGTAAAAGTAAGTTGCTTTATTTTGTCCACCTCCACCTCTTCTAAAGTACCCGAACTTAGCCAATGCATTATTTATAGATGTCTGAATATATCTGTTACAAATCATATCATTTGAAATATCACCATCAGAATTCCCTATAATTGTAGGAATTGAGATGTAATATCCATGAACACCATCACTTATCATGCCACCTGTTACCCAAGGTTCATCATCACTTCCATCAAACGTAGCAACTCCAACTCTTCTTGTAATCAGACCATTTTCATACGTGTCTTTTACACCATTTGGAAGTGCTCTTAATTCGATATCAACTGGTGTTGATGATGCATTGAATGGGTAGAATGTACCACCTCCGTCTTGATATAATACTGGTTTGATTGTAACTTGAGTTATTTTATTTCCTTGACCACTATAAAAGCCAATTCTACATACATTTTTATCGTTTGACAACATTTCTTTTGTTATTTCTATCGTCTGATTTTCATAACAAGTAGCCAATACTTTCTGTGTACTTTTATCAACAATATTAAAATAGATGCTCGATACAGCTTTACCACTATTGTTTGTTTTGAGTGTCAAATCTCCATCGTGTATCATTTTAATAAAATCATCATGTGTGTATTCTTTAGAAATACCAAACGCACTTGTCAAATTCCCACTTCCACTTACTGTAAAACTTCCATCTCCATTATTTGTAACAGTAGCTCCACCCTGTGTAGTGGTAGGTAATTTTGAAGCATCAAATAAATTTCCACCATTTGTATTAAATGATGTAGCATGAAAGAATTGTGGCTCAATTGGTGCTTCCGGAGTAGGTGTTCCATCCTGTTTATAAGCACCTTCGATTCTTGCGACTTCTATTCCATTGTCTCCTGTAATACCACTAAATTCACTTTCAATTTGAGTAAATTCACCTGTAAACGTAGCCTCTTCTAAAATACCAGTTCTTGAATCTAAATCGTCGATTTGTAATTGTAAATTACCAGCTAAATCTTCTCCCAATTTACCTTTTATACTTTCAAACCATTCCAAGAATTCAGTTTGTTCATTTTCTTTGAATTGAGATAAATCGCTTTGGATTTGATTATATAACGTAGTTGTATCAACCTCTTTAATGGTACCAGCAACGATACCACATAACTCACTGTCTAATCGTCTGTCTGTGATTTGAGCCTGTGTCACATTGCTCGAATTTTTTCTAATCCTTACATCAGCTAACACGATATCCCATATCGTTTCATCTCTTGTAATATTAGGCGCTTGCGGACTGTTAGAAGGACTTCCTTTTAAAATCACAACATCAGCATATCTTACCGATTTTGTGTCATTATGACGAAGCACGACCCTGTCAATTCTATCCAAGCTATCCGCCTGTTCAAAAGTGATAGGGGTATCTTGTTTTAATTCGATTAAAACCCCTCTTACATTTGCATATCCTTTTTTAACAAGTGCTCCTTGTGATGAGTTTTCTACGATTTGAAAATTATCGCTAGGGTTTGGGAATACTCCCTCTGTGAAGTATTTTAAAAACAAATTTCTATATTCCTTCGATGTAATCGCCCTGTCATAAACTGGCATTCCATCGCTTTCATAACGTATAACTTCACTATCGTATGGAAAAGCAGTTAATTCTATTTGCATCATCCTTTCTATATTCTGATATTTTGGAATTTTTTCTTAACAGGATTTCCAACCTCTACCTCTATCAAATGCAATCCATCTTTGAAGACTTCGTGAATTTCAGTTATTCTTGTTTCAAATGCCATATTTAATTCTGTTATAACTGTATCTACTTTTGTTCCCAAGTCATAATCAACCATATATTCATAGCTTGTTGGGTCAACCTTGAAAGATACATTCTCTATGACTTCATAATCAAGAGCCTTTTCTAAACCTTTCTGTCTTAACTCAGCCTTGTACCCATCAAGTGTTTGTTCATCAGGATTGTATTTTGTGTTCCTTTCATCGACAAATAGTTTTTGTTTGTATGTTCCATTTGATAAATCAACATCTACTGTAATACGTTCATCTGCCTGTCCTGTACCAGCTACAACAAAATAATTTTTGAAATTTGAATTGTCAACATTTAGTTCTATATCACTCAAATTATTCCAAGATGTAGAAAATGTTACAGGGTCATCCACACCGCTATCCTGTGTCTTATCATCGCCTTTGTAAATTATTAGGTTAATTTTTCCATTTACATAGTCATACGTTACCTTATAACTCATTTCCTGTGTCTGCAAAACTTCATATAACTTTCTGCCTAATTCATCTCCCGTGGCTTGAAAATCAACATTAGAGCCACTTTCTCTTTTCTGTATGGAGTTAATTGGAATATCTTCTTTAAATTGATTAATCATGTTTATACATACATCAGAAATATCGCCTCTTCCATAGAATGTTGGATAGACAATCTTATCAAACATTTTTCTTTCTAGGAAATAACCGCTTAAAAGTATATTTTTCTGCGAGTTAGCAACCTTTTGAATCATTCCAACTTCAGGACGTTGTGGACAGTATATATACTTCATGTTTGAATCATAATCAATCATCGGTATTTCAATTTCAAAATCTCCAACAGTGTAATATTTTCTGTTCCATTGAATGTTTGAAGATACTATAATGTCAAGCAAATTAAAATTGTTATCAAGTGCCTTGAACTCCATTTAGATACCCCCATATCGTTGATTATAGTAGATTGTTACATCCATAAGGTTAGAGCCATAATCCGCATCAAATGATATCGTATTATTTCCTATCGCAAATGCCATATCTTTGAAAGAAGATTGTTTGTCCGTTCTTCCTATGATGTTAATACCATTCTTTTTCACGATTGGCTTTCTACCCGTCAAGTCAATTATAACCACATCCCCATGTGCCAATGTATCAATTATTTTTATGAATTTATCATCTTTTTTTATGACTGGGTTTGTCACGTTTCCGCTTGCAGTTATTACGATTTTCGCATACGTTTCTACATCGCCAAAATTGTCCAATACTACTTCTTTTGCGAATTTATATTCACTAAAGATAAATCCTCTGTCAATTAAAGAAACATAAGGAAATCCAAAACGAGGCATTACCTCTGCGATATTCTGCCCAAATTCATCTTCGCTTAATAAAAATGGTTGCGGGCATCTTATTGTAAATGTAAATTTCAGATAATCATATATTTTTCCAGTTGGAAGAGAATAACCAGCAATTTTTCCTTCACACCAGCGAGTACGCCCCATATATGTTAGATAAACTTTGAAAGTTCTATCAACACCGATAAATGACAAAACCACATCACGCATGACTTCACTTAAATTTTTATTTATTAAAATAGCAGTCACACTTCTATCTTGTGAACCAATTTGTGCATGATCATTTGTAAATTCTGCACCATACCCAAACACTTTATTTTTTACATCAAGATTAGGGGATAGGCTATCCCATCCCTCTAATCCATCACTTGGTATTTTCCAAGTTTGATTGTCGATGATGAATTCTCTCCCATCATCTCTAATCATTCGTACTTTTACTTGATTGTCTATTCTATACACCCGCCAATCCGTATTTATTCTGCAATCGCATAGCTTTTGCGTATTCATCAGGTGTTTCTACCTTTTGATAGAAGTTATTTGTTTGATTAAATGTCTTACTATTTGAAGTTTGATTATTCGTTACAAATGGTTTAATAAATCTACTTCCTAAATTCATGCTCATGTCACTTAATCTAGTATTGATTTTTCTATCAGCCAATGACAACGAAGAATCTATTTTCTTCATTGATTTAGGCATTTCTTTTTCAAAACCAATTGCAATACCTTGCGGTAAAAACTTACCTATAGCATCTCTCATTAAACGAGATGGTGAATGAATACCAAAGAAATCCTTAATACCACCTAATATAGAATCTCCAAATCCTCTAATTTTTCCAATCACCCATCCTGTCATATCAGAAATACCGTTCCACAGCCCTTTAACAAGATTTTTACCAATATTCAACATTTCACTAGGAAGTGATTTTACTCCGTTTATTATAGCGTTAAATACACCTCTAATCGCCCCTCTGATAGTTCCGGTTGTATTTGTAATAGCATTACCCATTTTTGATATCATTGATTTACCTAAGTTAAACAATGTTTGTGGTAAATGTGTTAAAGCGTTCCAAATTGATGTGGCAACTTCTTTTCCTGCTCCACCTACCCATTTCACCATTGCTTTAATTCCTTTTGTGAAGAAATCAATGATTGATTTTCCCAAGTTAAGCCAGTTAAAAGCCATTATTACTGAATATATAGCTTCAATAATTTGTGGCATATTTGCAATTAAATCTGGTATAGCAGATAATATACCTTTAATTAACTGCCATAATAATTGAAATCCTTTCATTAATATAACAGGGAAATTGTCATTAATGATATTTGCAAATGTAGTTATTACTTGTGGTAGTTTGGATATCATAACAGGCAATGCATTTATGATGCCATCTACAAATTTAGAAAGTAATTCAAATCCCTTTTCTATAAATATTGGAGCTTGTTGTGATAAATAATTACCTAAATTTTGCAATATATCCAAAACATTTGATAATAAACTAGGAAATCCTTGTACAAATCCATTTGCTAATTTTGTTAATAAATTTAAACCACTTGATACCATCGATGGAGCTAATTCCATAAAAATGCTAGGTATTGATTTAGCGATATTTAAAATCATTGGAATTAAATTATTAATTAAAAACGTTTTTGTCGTTGTAATTAATTGCTTTAATTTTGGTTTTATATCTTCACCTAATGCCATTGCACCTAACAAATTGTTATATGCTGCCTTCATTGAAGCGAATGATCCAGAGACTGTCTGTGATGCCTCTTTAGCAGTAGTTCCTGTGATACCCAATTCTTTTTGAATTACATGAATTGCACTATATACATCATTTAAGTTAGAGATATCATATTTAATTCCACTTATTTTTTCTGCATCATCTAATAAGCGTTGCATTTCTTCCTTAGTTCCGCCATAACCTAACTTTAAGTTATCCAACATTGTAAAGTTTTGTTTAGCGAATCCTTGATATGCATTTTGGATTAGTTCAATGCTAGTTCCCATCTTATTAGCATTATCAGACATATCTATAACAGCTTGATTTGCAGCATCTGCTGCTTTTGATGTGTCACCATCTAATGATTGTAGTAACGATGCAGCAAAACTTGTCGCTTGCTCCATATAATCATTTGCCGATAATCCAGCAGTTTTATATGCATCATTTGCATATTTCATCATTTTATCTGAACTATCTTTAAATAATGTTTCAATACCACCAATACTTTGCTCTAATTTAGCACCTTCACTAATTGCTTCTTTAAATACATATGTCGTAATAGCTGCTCCAGCTATTTTTGCTACGTTCGTTAATTTAAGAAGCCCATTTCCAGTTTTTTCAAATGAATTATTCACATTTTCAGTTGATTGGCTAACATCTTGTTCAATTTGTTTTAAGCCTTTTTTTATACCGGTGTTATCTGCCTTTGTCTCATATAGTAATGTTCCATCAGCTATTCATAATCCACCTCCTAGCCAAAGTAATCGTCAAATTCATCTTTTAATCTTTGTTCTTCTTCTGATAATTCAATAGGGAATGACCAAGCATCATGTTCTTTTTGCCAAAATTTTTCTTCACTATAATTTTTACTTGGTTTTTCATATGATCTAGCCCTTTTTGCATGACCCCATATTGTAGAATCATCAGAAATCTCATCACATAGAGCCATAAATTCATGCCAATGAAGGCTTACATTCAATAAATTTATATGATATACCTTCATAAAAGCAGAGTAAATATATTGTCCATCTAACAAGTAATCATACGTTTTTTTATCAGAACCATCTTCATAATGTGGTGTATCATTTGGGTTTTTTAAAAACTCAAATATTTTTTCTTGAAAAATCTCAAATTCATCATCATCTAAATATATATCTTTATTAATCAATAATGGTTCAATTGAAGATTCTATTCCATTTGTTATGTCGTGATGAAATTTTAACCATACTCTATAATCTGTATTTAATAAAATAGACTTACCATTTACCAAAATGGTATTAGGTAAGTCTCTAGATGTTAAATCAATTATTTAGCCATTTCTCCTGCTTTTTTAATTAATTCCATCACTGATTGCATTCCTTTTTTCTTCATTACATTTTCCATATATGAAATTTGTTCATTCATTACAGTTTCATCATAAGCCATTGTAATTTGATTGCATAATAGGTTTAATTGAATAAGATCAACCTCATTAATATCACTAGTTCCTAATAATTCGATAACTTTTTCTTCCCCTAATCCTTCCAATACAAATTCCATCATATTTTCATATGCTTCTGATGTAGACTTAGAATGATTAACATTTTCTATTTTTTTATTTAAAGCTAATGTTTTTTTAGGTAAATCATAATTTTTATTATTAAATTTCATTTTATCCTCCTACTCCTGCGCTTGCTTCTTCAAATGTGATTGTACTATCTGCGTTTTTAGCTAATCCTTTTCGAATAGTGCCACCAAAATTGATTGTAAAGTTAATTTTAGAATCAACACCATTCAAGTTTTCGTACATAAGTTTTGCATCTGTTTCCCATGCTCGATACCCTGCAGTTTTATCACCATCAAACATAAAGGCGATCATACATTTGACATTTGTTTCTTTATTTTCTGGAATATCATTAAAGAAATGTTCCCAAATAAATTCAAAATCTTCTTCACCCTTATACATTGTTAAATCTTGTGCAATAGATACTTTATAGTTTTGTAGCACTTCTTCTGGGCTCATATTCACAATGAAATCCATTTCTTCTGTTTGTGCTTCAACAGCTAACTCTAAAGTAGTTGATTTTTTAATACGCTTATAGGCATCTTCCATATGTAGGAATAAGCCAATCATATGTTTTCTAATTCTACTTCCTGCTGCTACCTCTGTTCCTGTAGTAAATGCTTTTCGTAGTTGTTCTGCTATTAATTATTTCTCCTTTCTATAAATAATTTCAAAAGTTAAAGAATATACACCGTTTTCTTCTTCTGTTTCAAATAAATAGAAGCCACTAGATATTGCAATATTGTCACAAACTCTTTTGTTATCTAATTTTGGTAATATTCCTTCGTTATTCCTTTCTTCCACCCATTCTGTGAGTTTTTCTAAAAATTGATTATTAGAAACTCGTTCCCCATCAAATTGCGTTGTACGACGTGTTAAGAATGTGTAGTATTCTGTATTTAATGAACTTCCATCAATAAATTCTTCACGTATATTTGTTGGTGCTTTGGCCAATGCATATGCGTTTACTTGTGCTTTTAATAAATCGGTATCTATTTTTTCATCAATTTCAATTTCTCCGAAATCATATAGCCATTTTTGAATACTTTCACTTATTGTCATTTCTTAGCACCACTTTCTCTTATTGCACCTTGTAATATAGCTTTTTTACCACCATTATCCTTCATACGTTCAAACCAATATGATCCTCTCAATAGTCCATTACTCCATCTAACTCCCATACTGCCATGAGGTTTTTCATAGTAATACCATTTTCTTGCATATGGCGCTTTAGCTCCACCTTGTCTAATTTCACCACTTCCAATTTTTGTTAAAAGTAATGCACTATTAATTAAATCACCGTTTTCGTATGGTGTATAATCTTCCATTAGACGAATTACTTCACTATCAATATATCTTTGAACTCTACCATTATCCTCTAAACCTCTTTTTCTCAATATTTCTTCGAAAGGTTTAGTTTTTAATTTAACATTGATTTTTATTTCGCTGTCACCTTCCAATTTCTTAATCCATCAACCATGGTATTGTCACTAACACCAGCAATTGTTGCCCATTCATAGTTGCTTTTTAATTCTTGGATAGATGCATAGTCGAATACATCTTCTTTTACTTCTCCCAAAACAACTAAATCTGTGTTATCTTGTGAATTTAAAGTAAAATACTTTTTCTTTTCATCATTTGGCAGTTTTGAATATTTTCTCGGTTCAATATATCTGTTACGATATAGAATAGTAAGAGATATGGCATCATCAACTTGTATTTGATTGTTTGAAACAGTTTTTACTGTTTTCTTTCTCCACATACAATCGCCATATAATACTGTTTTATTAAATCTATCTTCTCTTGTAATGGTGTCATAATAGTGATTAATGATTGTTACAATATCATCGAATATTAGAACACCACCCATCTGCTTTTAATAAGTCCAGTATCTCCTAGCCATTCATAAATAATGTCAGTGATTGCCTGTTTTTTTTCTTCTGTTGTTGAACTAGCGTAAGATTCAGAATATCCATCATTGCTCGTAGATGTAATACCATTTGATTTTTCATGGATATCAAGTACATTAATCACACAACATATACAGTCTTTCACATCGTTCTCATGCTCTCCAAAAATGTCTGTACTCAATTTCTTCAACACCATTCTTTCAGCACGATATGATAGCTGGTTAAATCGTTCTTCTTTTACTTTTGGAAAATGGGAGTTGTAATACTCCCAATCAATTAAATTGTTCATATCTCAACCCCCTTTTAAATTAACTAGATGCCATGATACCGGATGTTTTTAATGAATCCAATAACGCTTTAAATTCTGCCTGTGTTACATTTTCTCCCGCTGCTCCCGCTACCATAGCAGCTTGTTTTACTGTTCCTGCTTTGGTTTTAGTTGCAGTTGATGGAATTGCTTTTTCTGTATTTTCGATCCCTGTTTCAATGTTATTCAATGCTTCTTTCGTGATGACTTCATCATCTACCCAAGTTTTTTTTGAATATGCCATTACTCAACACCTACTTTCGCCTTTCCTACCTTAGCTTTGCCGACTCTTGCTGAATCGGCGCTTATAAGGGGGCTTTTGCGCCTCTAATTCCTGCTAATTTATTATCAAATACATCAACAATTCCGTATTTACGATATTTCTGCAAGTAATCGTCACTTGTTTGGTTGTCATCCGGTGTGATAATGTTAGATGCAATATGTTTATCCCATTTTAAAACCGCAGATTTTTCAACAATCAAGAATAATAATTCAGTTGCAGAAGAACCTTTCTTGTAACCGCCCTTCATGTTATTATCTGCATCATTCTGTGCATCATCAATTAATTCAATTGATGTATACATACGTTTCTGTGGTACTGAAATAACTTGTGCGAATTCATCTAAAACACCCATATTTTTATAAGTGTCTACTGATTTGGCCAACCGTAATAATGTAGGTGTGATAAACAGGATACGGCTTTCTGATGGCACTTCATCTTCATCCATCTTATTCTGTTCAGCTCTTAATGCATCCAAGACATTCTCTCCTGTTGTTAAAGTGTATTCACTAATATTTGCAGTTGCTTTTGTTGCCAAAGTTGATAATGTATATGCATCTGCTTCCGGCGCTACTTTTGTACGCTGGAACTGTGCACCTAAGCGCCCGAATGCTAATTCGATGCTTTCTTCGTTGTCCATTGAATCAACATGGAATCTGATGCCACGATCATAGTTAAATTGTCTTGTTTCCCAGTCTAATTTAACATCCCCATCAGTATATCCACTATTTCTAGTGTAATTCTTCAATCCATCCATTTCCATTTTAGGAATAACGATTTCTTTCGCGTTATTACCCATACGAATCAAAGATGAATCTGATGTCAACACGCTCGTCAATGAAGCTTTTTTATAAACTTCATCCAACAATGATACATAATTCTTTGATAATGTAATATTATTCGCTATTTAAATATCTCCTTTCTACTCTAATCCCATTACCGCTCTTAATGCTTTGTCATTATTTGCTCCGCCTTCTCCGGCACCGCCAATAATTTCAGATTTGTCAATGGGATTTTCTTCTATCTCTTTAAAAAGAATAGGTTTGCTTTCTTTAAGTGCATTAAATGCTTTTTCAATGTCGTTTGACTGGTCTTTGCTTTCCAGCAATTCATCAATGTTTAATTGACTTTTGGCCAGTTCGAAATCAACACATCCAAATTCATCAGCTTTTGATTTCAGCAATGCACTCATTTCAAGCTTTTTGATTTGCTTTTCATAGTCGCTTTTCTGATTTGACAATGAAGTCACATAATTGTTCATTTTCTGATTCAACTCATCCATGTCTTTTACATCGAGTTTTGCGAGTTCGTCTTTAAACTTTTTTAATGCCTCTTCATTATCTTTTGCGTTTTGGTTTGCAGTTGCTAATTTTTCAACTTGCATATTGTAGTCGCTAATCGTTTTGTAATTTTCCCCGACTTCTTTATTTAACGCTTTCGTTTGCTCTTCCGTCAGTTCAATTCCCATGTCTTGCAAGATTTTTTCAATGTTTTTCATGTTTACCTCCTAGAATGTATTTAAGGTGCAATTCCTACACCACTGGATTAATCATATTATTTCAAAAAAAAAGCGATACAAAGTATCACTTTCTACGCTATTTTAAGCCTGTTTGACCGCCTGTATGTTCCGAATGTTCTACAAAATGATGTATATTCAGCATTATGTTTTTTTAGAAGAAATTCATCATTTGTAGTGTCTACTCCTTGCTCCTTTTTCATCTTTATTCGCTTTTTATAATCTCTGATTATTCTCTCTTGCGCTCGCATTTTCTGCGTTGCTTCATAACCATCATATGTCTTTCCATTCCATTCAAATGGCTCTGTATTAATGTTCTCTAATTGTTCTTTGGTAAACATATAAGGGTCATCTTTGTTGTATACCGGAAACGCATCATGCTTGCACCCAAAATCTTTATGTTCTCCATGTGTCAACTCATCAACTTTTGGATAATACTTACCTGTTTCATCATACCTTTTTCCTTGCCATTTCTGATGACTTGGGCGAGCATTTGGATGTGCATCAAACTCCCATATCGTAATGCCATCTTTTTTCGCGTTGGCAATTCTTAAATCCTGTACGCTTTCCTTTGATACATAAAGCATCTGTTGTCTAACAAATACCTCGATACTTCTAGTTCTTCCGGATGCATAATCTACAATTTTTAGCCCATTTTGTGCCAATTTGTCCACCGCATCCGATATTGCCTTTTCAATCGGTACTTTTCCATCTACCACATCTTTCACATTTTGCTCAATAAAATTGTTGAAAAACTGGTAAATATTAGTGTTTTTGTCCAAAATGTAATTGTTTCCGCTCGTTTTCATGTACTTTTTGAAATAATCATCTGTATCTTTTGCGTAACTTGAAACAAATGTATTACATTTAATTTGCTTTTTTGAGCGTTTATCTAGGTTGTCGTAGGCACTTTCTCCTACAAGCATTAAATCATGCTTAACCGCTTCTTTTTCCTGTTTAAGAAAGGCTTTTGTTTCTTCTTTGACATACTTCCGTATTTCGTGTAATGCGGTTGCTTTCGCTCTTTTAGAGCTATCTGAAAGGACTTTTCTTATTTTGTCAATCAACATAAGACAAACACTCATTTCAAACGCTCTAGCTATGTCTATGGAAGTTTGACACTGTTCCTCTTGCTTTTCCTGTTCATCCATTATTCATCGCCCTCATCTCCTTCGTCATTTGAAGGCATTTGATTTATCAGTTTCTTTGCTTCATATTCTGATAGATTGTATTTTTTCATGAAATACCATACCTGTAATTCAGGAATACCGAATGACAACGCATCATTTCTCATGCTTTCAGCAACCGCGCTTCTGTCCTCTATGTAGCTATCGTCAAAGTCTACCATAACTTCATCGACATTCAGTTTTGTGTCTTGTGTTTGCTCGTAGAAATAAGCAATAGCTTTCACTATGCCGGTAATATATTCAACGCTTTCAGCACGTTGCTTATTGATTTCTTGCATTGCATCCTGTCGCTCTCCCACATATTCAGTAGCGGTCACTATTCTCCCATTTTCGAATGAATATTTCTTCGTTCCAAACCCATAAATCATGGATAGAAGCGATAATGCAGTTTCCAGCGAATTTTTCACATCATCAATACGTACAGTTGGATTATATTCTTGATAAAGCGTGTCTTGTTGTGGTAATTTATCCGCACCAACTTGCACAAACACATTTTTCATCTGTTTGTTTGGCGGTACAGGTTTTCCATCTACCATTTTACAAAGCTTGTCATTTATCAGTATGATTTTATCAGATTTTTCTAAATCCCTTTTCCACATCGTCATTGTCAAATCAAGTATTTTTAAATTTGGAATTGCTCCCCATAATTTTGGAAAGCCATATCCATTCATTTTCAGGTTGTTTACTTCTGCGGTCCTCATGATTGCAAAAGGTTTAACGTTTCCAAGTTTAACAACCTGTTTCTTTTCTTTTATTTCTTTTCCATATTTATCAAGATAAACGCTTGTAGCAATGTATGTATCGCCTTGTAATTCAAATAATACGATTGTATATATATCATTTGTATCTTCCACGTAATGCCCTGTGAAAGCAACCTCTGTAATTTCATCATTTACAACCGATAATGGCACTATATTCAATGTATTACAGTATTCAATCTTGATATTACCGCCTCTATACGTTCCGTCTTTGTAAATATCAGCGTTTTCAATGCGAATATAAGCGCCTACTGTACCATTTGCGGACATTTCCTCTATTTGCTTTCTGTACATCTTTTCAAACCTGTTAGCTTTCAGAATGTCGTTAATAATCTTGTTGTCATCGTCATTTTTGCTTGCGTTTACTTCCACAATCTCAATCAGATTCGCATCATCTGCACATAATCTTTTTGCGAAGTTGGTACGCTCTAGATCATACGATTCATTATTGATTGTATAAGCAGTGTGAAAGTCGCTTTCTGTGTTTGTGTACCATTTATCAGTTAATTCAATGTATTTCAACGCTTCCGTATCTATGGTATATCCTAATTTTTGCAAATATGCCTGTACATAACTTTCTATCAGTCCACCTCCAAATTAGATTATATTCATCTGCTCCAAAGCCTATAATATAAGGCTTATTTTATGTTTTTTGTCATTTTGGAATAAAAACTTTACCTTTTTAGTTCAATATAATCGCTATGTGTGATGAAAGTGTAACAAAAGCTGTCCCAATAATCATTGATATTGTTGATGTTTTCATCCTTTGGGATGTTTGGATTTTTTTCATCCCATACAAGCGATTTTAACGCTAAAATAAGATTTTTACATTTTTTGTTTATCTTCAATCTTCCGGTGCATAACAGTATATCAACTGTTTTCGGTCGTTCTGATATTTCATTTTTTTCGACTGGTGCAATGCTTGAATAAGAAAGTCCTTCATTCATTGCAGATGTTCTAATCGTGTTTATTAGTGTATTAGAAGCACTGTCGCAGAATATCCACTCAACATATCCCCAAACGTTCAGACATCGCTTATAGAATTTGATGAACTCATCACACAAGAGTTTTGCATCTATCCCATTGCTTTTCGGTATGTCATGTTCATCTAATACTCTTAAATCTGCCCAGTTATTCATAAATCCAGTTAAGTGGAATGAGTACTTACTTCCACTGTCTCCGAAGTCAATGCCCATAATTAAATGGTCATATCGATTTTCTTTTAACTCTTTTTCATCAGATAAATAAGGCTCGGGATTGTCCGCAAAATATCTAAACAATAAACCTTCTGCAATCGCTCTTTCTCCCAAAATATCTCTTCTATACCATATTGATGATTTATCGTACTTGCTTTCGATTTCTGCAATTCTTTCCGATGTCATTGTAGCATTGTCATAAATGTTGAAATGCTCATATTTATACCAGTCAAATTCTAGAAATCTGTCTATGTATGATGAGTATATGTCTGCGTTTGGGTCGCTTGGGTTCAAATCCCATAATGTCAATGGTTGTTTAGAAGCAATTTGTCTAGCCATTGCTACTTTTATGAATGATGTACGACTATCTTCACAGTCATAATGCTCGTTTATCTCCGTGCCTATCCATAGTCCGTATGAGTTCCCTAAGATTGATTTATAACTGTCAGCTTTCCCACCACCAGTAAATATGACTATCTTTTCTCCTGTCTGTGTTTGGATAAACAAGGCTTCATTGCTTCGGTATTTTCCCCATCTGCATCTTCCACGAAACAAATGCTCTAAACCAAAGCCATTACACTCTCCTATGTTCAATTTGGCATTTGGCATTGATGAACCGCTCGCTAGATGGAATTTATCAGGGCATTTCTCTAGGTACATGGCAGATATTATGCAGTGATCAATTGTCTTTCCGCTTCGTACTGCGCCTTCTGCTACGAGATGCCTATAATTCGGCGCGTTCTTAATATACTGTTTATGCTTTTCACTGAATGCGCCCCATGGTATTGTCTGTCGCTTTATCATTTCAACAAATCAGCTAAAGCACTCAAATCCTCTACCTCGTGCGTATTTGTTGCTTCTACCTTTTCTGTCTGTCCTAAATGTTGCTTACCCAACCAAATTAACATCCTGTCGCTTCCAGCTTCTGCCCTTGCAAATTGCCATCTTCTCAAGCTAATTCTTCCGCTCGCAGACTTTATTTTATAAGCGTCCGAAAAAGTCATACCATACGTTTTCTTACACCAGTTATTTACAGTGTCTACCGAACAATTATAAAAGTTAGCTATGTCTACCTCTGTACATTGCAATTGACATAATTTCTCAAATTCTTCCTTGTTTATCTGTATTTTGGGTCTACCTGTTCTAGCTATTGAACCACCTACCTTTTTATATGACAAAAACCAACCTAAAATGCGGTTGATTTATTATTCTATGGTTGCAGAGGGAGGAATCGAACCACCTACCTCCAGCTAATAAGACTGGTAAGCTACCAATGCTCTACTCTGCCATTTTTGAGGGTCTATACGACCCATTCACATAAGAAAGTTTTGATAGAAAAATGAAAAATAAAAGAATTATTTCGTGCAACCTCTTGCACATCTATATCTTACATAAATAAAAGTGATACACTGTATCACTTTATAGGATTTTATCCAGTTCAGCATATATTTTTCTGTATATCCCCCCTTCTGTATAATTGTTGATTATTGATGTTTTACGCTTGGAATAACCTTTCACGAATTTATCATTTATCATGTTTCTCACAATAGGGTCATTTACTCTCATAATCATATTGTCAATATCATTTACTCGCTTAACTAACATCTCCCTCTCTTTTGGGTCAAACGCTTGAGAATTATCTATTTCAATTATCATTTTCATCAATACATTTCTCTGCTTACATTCGTTTATAAAATATTGCCTTTTGTCTTTCTTTGAAAGTATTTAAATCCCTCCATACCATTTTTCTTCTTTTGCCTTCAAATTGCTTACTTGTGTTTTCAATCCGAAAATCTGTCTTTCGAGTTTATTTATGTAATCAATGATTTCTGATTTATCCGACATTTTCATGTTTGAATCAAGTATTACTTTTGCCATCTTTTCATTCATCTTCTACCTCGCAATTTTCTAATACTTCTTTTAATGTCATATTTAAATCAACGTTTTCAAAATATCCTTTTTCTTTTAATTTCAATAAATAAGAATCAGTGTTTATTAAATCCCTAACTAGTGTAGGTGCAATTTCTTTCATTACTTGGAAATAATCATACTCCCATTTTTTCAGTTTAATCGGTTCTTTGTGTTCTTCAAGCAAACAATTTAGACTATTCTTTAAATTATTATTAAACTCGCACTCATTACAGCTAGTCTTATTAATTCCACATGCTTGTTTGTATTTACATATGTATGCAATTAGGCATAGCTCATCTTTTTCATTTAAATTAAAATTTTTAGCATTATTTTTAATCCATTCTAAATTAGTCATATTTTCCTCCTAAAATGGTAAATCATCAGATTGTATGTAATCTTGTACGTATTGATTATTTGGGTGTTCCTGTGCGTACTGATACATCTCTTTTTCTTGTTGTGCAAATTCTTCATCATATCCTTTTATCTGATTATCTTCTTTTTTCTTACTTTCCAAAAATTCAACCTTTTCTGCAATCACTTCCGTGACATAATGTGTATTATCATTCTTATCATCATATTTTCTCGTTTGTATTCTGCCTTTTAATCCAATTTGAGAGCCTTTTGACAAATACTTGCACATGTTATCAGCCACTATGTTCCACGCTTGACAATTTATGAAATCAGCGGTTGGTTGTCCTTCTTTTTTCACATCGCGATTTACTGCGAGAGTGAATGAACATACACTCATCCCGCTTTCTGTTTTTCGCAAAACTGGTTCTTTCGTCAATCTGCCGATTAAATTAACACTATTCATTATTATCTTCCTTTCTACTTAGCAATTCCTCTTGATACTGCATAGCTTTTGTTACTGGATAGAAACGATTTTCTTCAAATTTATCAGATTCATATTCAGACAATGAACCGTACCAATAAATTCCACCATATTCATTTACTCTTGCAATTTGTCTGCAATCTTTATTTAAATTATCCCAAACCCACATTCCTTCTTTTAAATCTTCAAACTTATATGGTTGTGGATTTTTGAATTTATTTAATTCACTTCTTAATTGTTTGATTTCCCCATATTGTTCAATTGTACATTCTTCCTTGCTCGCATCTGATATTTCTAATTTCTTATAATCTTCAACAAGTTCAAAGTGTTCTTTGATTAATTGTTTAATTATATCTGCTTCAACAAAGTCTTTATCTTCACATTTTTTACACAATTCTTCATCTTGCGAATAACATTTATCGCAACCATCATATGCTTTACACTCCAATACTTCTAATGCCTTTTCACATTCTTCTTTATTCAACATCATTATCTACCATCCTATTCTAACTCACATTCACCAACAATTTGAGATGTTATATTGATACGTTCGTCATTACCACGTTCAAGAACCCATATCTTTTTTCCATTTGAACAATATTCTTTTTCCTTTTCCCAAGACTGCGAATCGTTTAATTTTTCATTAAATTCACTACAACCACTTAAAATCAATAAGCAACATACGCAAAATAATAACTTTTTCATTCTTCTTCACTCCAATCTATTTCATGCAAGCAATGTTTACATCCTTTGTTTTTATTAAAAATTTCTTCTTTTCTTTGTTCGTTAATGATTCTAGTAATAAAACTTCCACAATTTGAACAGTAATAACTTGTTCCATAAACAGAATCTGTTTCTTTATTTGGTTTTTTCGGTGTTGCTCTGTCGACTAATTCTTTTAGTGTTAAAATATCTTTTTTGATATTGCAATCTCCACAATCAGATTCTCCACATTTACAACCATAACAGGGAGAACTACTATCCGGATATGATAAATCATCTAATGCTTCTTGATATTTATTCATCTTTCTTCGCCCACTCTTTCCATAGTTTTTTATCGAATGAATATGCAATATCAGGAATATCATCATATTCATCAAAAATCTTGCAATCTTGAATATTTACTCTTTCAAGATAATCACATGCTTTATCCAATGCTTTTTCTAGCTTCTGATTTAATTTACACTTTAAAACACTTTCTTCATCAAGCGCCTTGTTTTCACGCTTCAACAAATCATTTTCAATTTGAAGTGCTTTGTATTGCTTTTCTAGTTCCTCAATGATTCCTAGCGTTCCGTTATCATCATCAATTACTAATCCTCTTAATGCTTCAAAATAATCAATCATCTTTATTTCTCCTGTAAATTTCTCTGTCAATTTCGTAACTCTTGTAATATTTTCTTCTTTGCACAATTTGTGCAACGGTTGTTAATGCTAAAAATGAAAATATTACAATCAACACAAGCAACGCTTCCATTAGTATCCCTCCTTCATACGTTCATAATTTACTTTGTTTTTCTTCATGTAGGCTTCATACACTTCATCAAATGTGAAGCCTAGTTTTTCAGTTAAGATAATCGTGTAATAAAGTTCATATCCGTCAGCATTAGATATATCTTTTAAAACTTCAAACCAATCACATTCTCTATACAAGAATTTACTATATTCAATTTTTTTATATTTAAATTCAAAACCATATATCAACCTATGCAAACTTAGAGCAAAATGGTATACATCTGCCAACTCTTCTTTAACTACTTCTCTGTCAACATGTTTCTGTGATTTCTTCCAATAGCACCATTCTGCTTTCATTGCATGATTTACTTCACCACATTCGTCATAAAGTGCTTTCTGCACTTCTTCAATCGTCAATGGTTCAGTTCTTCCCATGTATTCCATAAAGCTTTTATCAAGTGCTTCCTGTATATGAAGCATTTCAATTATTTTTTCTTTCATCTTGTTTTTCCTCGCTTTCGTTTAACATAACTATTGCTTTTTTAATCTCTTTCAAAATGTGTAAATCTTCCCCATCTACTGTAACTATCGCATTTTCTGCTCCAGCTCTTGTCATAAATTCCTTTAAAGCCTTGAAGCAATGCGCCGAGCGTATTGCCTGTTCTCTGTTTGTCATATTTCAAGTGCCATATTTACATCAGTAAGCATTTCTTTTTTTGCCTTGTTGTAAAATTCCTTCTTTATCTCAAAACCATAACAAGAGCGGTTTAATTCAGCACAAGCACGTAATGTAGAAGCACTCCCAGCGACTGGGTCAATTACGACATCATAAGGATCGGTATAAATTTCAATTAAATTCTTCAAAACAGATACAGGCTTTTGAGTTGGATGAATTTTCGGATAATTTCCACCTCTATCCCATTCAAACCAGTCAAGTATCATTTTCCCTTTGTTATTAAATTTTGGAAGCTTATCACGATATAGCACTAATGCCACTTCTGTCGCTCCGCAAATTCGCATATTAGCTTTCAAAACTTGACTTGACGATTTCTTTATGAAAAATAGCGGTTGTGCATGTTTAAATCCAAATTGCTCGGCATATTCCCTTAATTCGTTTAACTGTTGCCATGAACAAAATATAATCATGCATGGTGCTTTTTTTGTTTCTTTCGGCTCTTTTTTCAATAATCTTGTGCAAAATTGAAAGAAATTATATATTTTGAAATCTTTGTCGGTGTCAAAAAAAGTGCTTCCAGCTTTTTCGCTTTCTCCATTTTTGTTGTCTCCTCCAATATACCAATCCGAGCGACTGCCATAAGCATTCATTCCGATATTGTATGGTATATCTGCAATAATTAATTGCGCTCTTGGTATCTGATACCTTTTAGCGTTCTCGAAATGGTCGTTATATAATTCAATTTTTATGTCTTTCATTCACATTCTCCTAAATCAATTACAATATATCCTCTACCTTTTGACCTCTTTTGATATGCGTTTGTACGATAGAATAGAATTGTTCTTGGCATAACATTCATTAATTCAGCAAGTTCTTTTGTCGTGCCTATTCCAATAAATTCATCATCATGGTATACTGCATATTCTTTTTCCATGATTACTCCTTTCCAAGTGATACCCCATCTTCATAGAACAATCTTTAGTTGAAAAAATAGAAACGAGGATATTCACATCCTTTCTTGTTTGAAATCATAGATTGTTATGAAGTCATGGCTTGTATTTTACGTTATGAGGTGTTTTTCACTTCCTTTCTTTTTTACTTTTCCACATTTTCCGCTTCGACCATGAAGATGGAGTACCACTTTTTAACGCTTCTAAGCGTTGTTTTTATCTTTCGTGAGTATTTACTCAATTTTTGTCAAAGTTCTTCTGTATCGTCGTTTATACTTCTATTCCTGTTATTTCTTTAAAAATTGATTTGTCAAAATTTGGAATTGTTTGAATTAGTTTTCTATCTATTTCGTCCAATGAGTTCCACCAATTTTCACACGCTTCTTTAAATGTATATTTTTTCAAATAACCACCAATTGCCTTTCTGATTGGACTGTTTTCTTTTTCTTCTTCTGTGTAATATATCCATTCTGTCAATTTAAAGTAACTATGATTTAATGCACAAAACCAGTCTTTTTTTAAGACTTCATTCCATGTTAATCCGCTGTCTTTATTGAAAATTGTGATTGTTCTTTCTTCTGTATTAAATAACCCTGTTGATCTATTACATGTGTTCCAATCGCCAGTGTTACGATCGCCAGTGTTACAATCGCCAGTGTTACAATCGCCAGTGTTCCAATCGCCAGTGTTCCAATAGCCAGTGTTACGATTGCCAGTGTTCCAATCGCCAGTGTTACGTTTGCCAGTGTTACGTTTGCCAGTGTTACAATCGCCAGTGTTACGATTGCCAGTGTTACGTTTGCCAGTGTTACGATCGCCAGTGTTACAATCGCCAGTGTTCCAATTGCCAGTGTTCCAATCGCCAGTGTTACAATCGCCAGTGTTCCAATTGCCAGTGTTCCAATAGCCAGTGTTACGATTGCCAGTGTTACAATCGCCAGTGTTACAATCGCCAGTGTTACGATTGCCAGTGTTACGTTTGCCAGTGTTACAATCGCCAGTGTTAAACAACCCAGTATTTCCGTTTTTAAAACCTCTTAAATTCGCGAGTTCTTGACCAGTTATTTCTCTTACAATTTTAATTTTATTAGACCCACATTTTTCTTCGTCTTCAACCAATCTTCCCAACACTTCAATTTCACAGAAACGATTATTTTCTTTTGGGTTCGCAGAATAATGATTATGTACTTTTTCTAAATTTCTGCAAAAATGAAATACTGTATTTGAACATAATTCTAATTTTTCTTCATCCGCACCAGTATCATATACTTTTCCTACTTCAAACTGGTAATCTCTACATCTTAAATTTTCATCAAATCCTTTTATAAACATATTTTTATCCTCCTAGCTGTTCCTGCAGCTTCTTTAATTCTTCATCATCGACAGAAACTTCTTCTTGCACTAAATCTTGATTGTTGTACCAGTCAGGAAGTTTACCTTTTTCTTTTTCTTCTCTTCTCGACCAGTTTCTAACTGTTGCTTTCCAGTCTTTCATCGGATTTTTACCAACTTTCCATCCATTCGACTGGTAGTAATCAATAAAGCGTTGACAGTCAATGTTTATCTTTGCTTCTTCACAATAACTTTTAACTTCTTGAAGAGTTGGTGGTGCGAAACTTTTTCTTTTTATATTTTCTTTTTTATTATTTATATAATTATTTATATTACTTTTATTATTAGGTAAAAAATTTTGACCACCCCCATTCAAATTTTTTGACCACCCCATTAAAAAATTTTGACCACCAGTAAAATTTTTTGACCGGTATTCACAAAACTTTACCCCATTCATAATATTTTCTGATTTTTCAATCAAATTTTTATCTTGTAGGCTTTTTAAAGTGTTTATAACTGTCTGCTTTGTTGAGTTTAACCAGTTACATAAATATTGAAGTCCACCGGTATAACTTTGGTTTTCGTCTTGTGAAAATCCATAAATGATGGCATAAATCAGCAACTCATTACCTTTTAAACCTAATTCATTAACCATCCAGCCTTGTATAACGATATAGTTCTCATTTTTTATTAAAATCACTCCTCTATTATTTCTACCTCTATCCTTGGGTGCTTCTTGTCTGTCAATACTTCGTGACTGATACCGCTTATCTGCTTTTGTCCGTCGTTTTCCAGCATTCCACGATTTACAAGTGCATCCTGTATAAATTTTGTCGCAAATACGATATTGTCTATGTCTCGCTTAGAATTAGGCTCGTACCACGTTATTTTCAGCTTGACAGGGTATTTACATATCTTTTTAAGTTTTCCCTCTGCACAAGCCTGTATGATGCCCATTTCGACATATCCTTGATTTTTGTGTTTCATCGTGTTGCCAGCGTATTTGTTAGAACGACAAGCCTTGATATAGTCATTTAGTCCATCCAATCTTCCCTGTATCGTAAATTTATGTATTATTAAATCCACCTCTAATCATAAATTCTTAATTTTCCTTTTTTGATGAATATTTCCATTTTTTTATCAACGGTAAACGGAGTTAAATGATATTTCTCGATAAATGCACCATCTCCGATTGCATGGCAATATGTATGATGTGTTCGACATAGAGGAAGTGCCCTTTTCCCTATATGTGATACTTTCTGACGATTGTTTCCCATACCGATAGCATCTACATGATGAATATCCGCTCGTTGCCCACACACTACACAAACACGTTTCAGAGCCATCGCATAAGTCTGTTTCTCATCAAATGTATATTTGTTTTCTTCAAGCAGCTCTTTTGCGAATGGTATCTCTTTGTCGATACAGAAATTTATGATTGTATCAATAAGGTTGTTTGCGTATGTCATGCTACAAGTCGAAAGGCTTTCTACTTCGATTTCTCGGAGATTCGCATTGTATTGTTGCATGAGTAATCGAATATACTCACGATCATCACCTGTGTAATACGATATTTCATTGCAAAGGGCAAAAATAAATTTCCTCTGCTGGTCTGTGATGTGCCTTTTATCGACAACTTTCACATCGACTTCAAGGCACTCCCCACACTCCAAGTACATCTCATTTGCCTGTGATAAATGGATTTTATCAATGGTGTATTTACCATTCGATTTTGTTAGTTTCGGCATCTAAATCAGCCCCTATAACTTCGATTTTCTGAATTTCAGGATGTACCTCTTTTGTCATGTTTTCAGATGTTACACCTTTTTTCAAAGTAACTCTTACACTGCCTTTTACTGGTGTTTTTTTTGCGAATTTCTCGTAAATATCAGGAAATTTTTTCTTGAATGAATCAGAATCAAATGTTACCTTTTCTGTCGGTTCAATAACTGAAATTGTCATGTTTTCATCTTTATACGAGATATATCCATGCTTTTTCAATTCCTGTAAGAGTTGTTTATTAAATTCTTCTTCTTGTGCTTTCAGCTTCTTCATTTGCTCTTTGTAGAAAAAAATCATATTGCTTGCCTGTTGTGTCAAAGCACCATCTTTTGTGATTAGTTCGTTCATGTTATTTCTCCTTTGCAAAATTCAATATTTCCCTATATTTTGCATTCAATTTTTTAATTTCTTCATTTGTTAATTTTGTGATATCTTGTGTCTGTAAATTTGTTTCCATGCGAATACTCATGTCATTATCTTCATCTCGCACATCATATCCATTATTGATCAGTTCAGAGCGTAGTTTCGCGTATTCAGTAGTTAGACTATTCAACTCTTCATTATCGCCTGTTATATTGTTTTTTTGAGCAGATACAACATTATCTTCCCATGCTTCATTTTCATCAATCATTCCACCTAAATCTTCTACAAATGTTTCTCTCAAGGCTCTCACAAGTGCCACTTTTTCAACCATTGTAGCGCCTTTTTTTGACCAGTTGGCATTTAATGACCCATCGCCTTTTCTCTGTGCTACTTCATCAAACGAAACAGTTATTTCAGTTGGATGTGAAATATCTTTTCTGTATACTTTCGCCCAGCCACCAACTATTTTTTCATTTGGCAATTTGAATGTACCTTTTCGATATTCAATTTCATTATTTTCTTTTTGAACGATTATACCTTGTTCCCTTCCGTCATATTGAGGATGTACAATTGCTCTTTTTAAAATCGCATCCTTACCAACGACTATTTGCGCTGGATTGTTTCCAAACTTGATTAAATACGCTTCTTTTAAAAATGGATTCAACTTTCTAGCTTTGCATAATTCTGTGAAAAACTTAAATTCCTGTAATGTAATTTTTCCATTATCAGAACCAACGATATAATCTTGTACAATTTTCGGTGTCAATTTAATATCATTACCATCTACACTAAACTGAACCATTAATTCATTTTTTTCTTCCATTAAAATACCTCCTGTATTGCTTTTAAATCTCTTTCTGCAGATGTGAGCATTTCTTCTTCCTTTTCCTGTTGAAAATCTAGGTTTTCAATGACTTCATTTTGATTCATGAATTCAATTACTTCATCGTATAATTTAACCGCTTCGACATCGCTTAAAAATGATGGTATTTCTATCGTTTTAACGATTTTATCTTTTTTCCATAAATAGACACTCAACCAGTCGCAAGCACTTATATAAACACTGACTTTGTCATTATCTTTCTTTCTGTATATAATAGACATAGCAATATCTTGATTTCTAGTCATTTTCCAATCTCCTTTCTCTCCATTCTTCTTCTATGTAATCTGCTTTTAAATCAGCTAGTTCATCATCGGATAGATGATTTTCTTCGGGGTCATAATCCGGACTTCTTCGGTCAATCATTTTCAGTCTCTGCGCTTACTTCTCCATCATTCACTGGAAAACAAACTCCATTTAATTCTGTATATAGATTGTTTAATTCATTTACTGTTAGTTCCTTCATTTTATTTTTCTCCTCTATACATAAATAACTTTTCAGTTACCTTTCTTTTATCTTTAGCTTTAATGCTTCTGCTTACTTCTTGTTCCCAAATACATTCAAAATCACTAGGTGCTTTGAGTTCACTAATAATCACAATATTGTATTTTGACCATTTTCGAACTGTTTCCCAAAACTCTTTATAATCAAAATAAAAAGAATTTTTATACTGTTTTGTTTCACTATACGGAGGATCACAATAAATTAACATATTATTATCAAATGGCAATTCTATGCATTCTTTGTAATCGCAACATTGAAAAGATATTCCATTTAACTTCTTTGATTGTTTGATAATATTTTTCTTACTTTCTTCATAATAATTTCTTATTTTTCCTTTTTCATATCCACTTTTAGCATATCCACCATCGAAGAATCTTCCATTATAAGAGGCTAGAAAGCCTATGTTTCCCAACTCCCAATCACAAAATTCATTCCCACCGTTTCTAAAACAATTTCTTGCGTCATTGTATAACTGTTTTGAAACAACATCATATAATTGCCCATCATTTTTCACATGATTTAAAAGTGCTATTAAATATCTATTTTTATCAAAGCCATACCTTTCATCACATTTTATTTTGTCAATTATATTTGCTCCTCCAACAAAAGGTTCAACATATTTATGAATATTGTTATCATCTATGAATTTTTGTAAAATAGGAACAATATGTTTAGCTATTCTGCTTTTGCTTCCCATATATTTCATTCTATATCACACCCTAATATTTCAAATATTTTATAAATATCACAATTTGTTGCTCCAATTTTTAAGTTAATCGTAGCATCAACAATATCGTTAATGTAAGTAGCATAAATAAAAGGTTTTCCAATTTCAAAAGTTATTTCTTTACATAAAGAATATGATTTTTCAAATATATCTGTATCTCCTGTTTTGCAATATTTTCTTCTTGTTCTGATTAGTTCATCAAGTGTATTTTTATTAATTTTTTTCATTTTTTCTCCTTTTCGTGTTAAAATTTAGATGGCTTTTCTATGCCACTGATTTTTTTGGCACTTCTTTCAGTTGGTAGCTTCGGAAGTGCCTTTTTTTCGTGCAAAACAGTTTTTCGCACCTTTAAATCTTTTTAAAAACAATTCAGTTTTAACAACATTTCGATGTGTCCACTTTTTTTCTAGTGAATCGCCCCATCGAATTTTTATCTTGTTGCCTTTTTCATCTTCTTCAACAATTTCCATGTCATTTAACTCTCGCATGTACTTTTGAGCCAAACGCTTATCAACTTCCATGATTTCTGCAATGTCGCTTGTTGTTAGATAAGGCTTATACTCAATTATCATGTCAAATCTCCATTGACAGTTGACTGATAACAACTTTTGTAGCCTGTGATGGCTCCCATACTTTTACAAAGTCGATTACTTTGTCAAAATCTTTATATCGAATTTGAGAACGGCATTTCACACCAGTAATTTCCTTTATTTCTCGACCAATTGCACGATACAATTCACTGTTTTGCTTTCTATTCAACTGCCATTGATGAATATTTTTGATGTCTTTAATTCTTGATGAAACTTGAGTATTCAAATATCCGTATTCATTTGGATTTAAGAAACGATTTTCTTCCAAGTGAGTAACTCTTTCCTCTACTAGTTCAACTCGCTTATTTGCGTTTGAACTAGCCTGTAATAATAGATCAATTTTTTCTTCCGGAGTTGTTGGCAATCCATAGCTTCCTTTTTTTCTGATTGCTGGCAATACTTCCCCTGTTACCCATTCAGTAAACTGCTCTGCCTGTGGTTTTCTTGATTGAAATATAACCTTGTAAAGGTTGCTTTCATTGATGAAATTCATTGATACATTTTGAATAGCTGGTGTTCCATCTTCTTTTGTTCCTGTCTGTACCCCTACCTTACTAGTAGTAACCCCCTCTTTTTTTAGTCTGCTTTTTACTCTTGATACCTGTTCAAGACCTAAGATTTCACATACATCTTTCAAGCAAAACCAAACCTCGCTATTTTTTTCAAATGTTCTTACTTTTGAGTTGTTAAAATCAAATACCTGTAATTCGTTCATTTTTTATCTCTCCTTTCTTACATGGCATTTTTTAAAAATCATGATGGAGTTCGGCATTTTGTTGCGAACTCATAACCAAGTCTAAAGCCGATTAGTCTTTCGCTAAATTCAGGGTGTTCTTTTTTGATTTCTACCACTAATTCAGCTAATGACATAATCTCTGATAAATTGTTTTTGTATTCCTCTCCTGTCATATAATCACTTCCTTTCTTTCTGATATAATTTACACAAAGGAAGAGAGGTAGTTTAATAAATCAAACCTATAAAAAGGTTGAATTACATATTATTTATCTTTTTGTTAAGTACTCCCCAGTGCTTTTAAAGATTTTTAAATATGTAATGCTTGTTTATTTCGATTATTTTTTAAATGAAATATTCGAGATAATCTTTCCTTTTTAGCACGCACTAGCGTGCTTTTCTTTTCCCTTGTATAATTAGCCTTGGAAAGAGTACCGCAAATACTCTTTCCTTCTGATGAAAGGTAGGTGGTGCAATAAAGATAAGTTTTAATATTAAAGTTGAAGTTGAAACTTCTAAAGAATTCACGTTCGACTGGAAGTTTTGGCTTCAAACATTAATCGCAATAGCTTCTTTGGTTGTTGCTATTATCGGCGTGCTATAAGTACGCCTTTTTCTTTTGCCTACCATCATCAGTGCTAGGTGGCAAATCCTAGCAGACCATCGAGCCATAAGGCTCTAGGTTTCGGCTAATTATTTACATTTCATATTTACTAACGATAAATTTGTGAATATGTGATTTTTCTCTGTATTCAAATTTATCTTTTCCAGTTAATGCTATCCATAATTTGCTATACATATTATTTAATTTCATCAGTGCATAATTTTTCATTTTCAACAACTCCCTTTTGTCCTTTGCAAGTACAGTATAGTACTTTAAACTTACTTTGTCAATAACTTTTTGTACTTTTAATTTACAATTGCATCAATATAGTGTATAATACGCTTAGAAAGGAGGTTTGCATGAATAACATAAATAATAGAATTGAAATCTTACGAAAAACATTAGATTTAAGCATGGAGAAATTCGGCAATAGAATCGGTATTACAAGAAGTTCTGTAAATAGTATAGAAAAAGGGGTAAACAACCCATCAGAGCAGACAATCAAACTTGTATGCAAAGAGTTTAATGTTAATTATTTTTGGCTAACAGAAGGAATGGGAGACATGTTTAATGCTTTTCCTGAAACGATCATTGATGAAGTTGTGGAAGAATTTAAATTAAACAATGATGATAAGTTATTGATAGAAACATATCTTGAAATGCCTGATGAAAGCAGAAAAGAAATTATGAATTTCTTGAAAGCATTTGCCGAAAAGGTCCAAAAAAAAGACGAGGAATAACCTCGTTTCAGACCGTTGACAAAGTCGCTCTTTGAGCAGACTTTGTCATTCGGTCTTTTTTTATCCCCACTTTTGTATAAAAAACAGGTGATTTTAAGCTATCATTTACCAAAAATCACCTAGTAAAAGGAATCTTTCTACCACTTTTTTTAAATTGGTTTTATATATTTTCAAAATATATAGTTTGTCAACAACCTGAGACGAGGAATAACCTCGTTTTTTTCATTTAAGATAATAGTGCATAATATAATCATATATGCGTTTTAATATTTTAGTTGAATGAATGCGTGATAACATTGTTGTGATTTTTTGTTTAAACTCTTCTTCTGTCATAATTTACCTCCACAATTAGAGATATCTCTTGTTATCAGTCGGCTGTACTTTGATTATATAACTATTTTTATATAAATGGTATAAAATACTGATATTTGATATTCGGTATTGAAAATAAGTGCATTTATGAGATAATCAAAATGTAAGGAAGTGATAAAAATGGGGAAATGTGCAATTTGCGGAAAATCTACCGGTGTTTTTTCGAGAAAAAAGATTTGTAGGAAATGTAATAATTTTTTAAATGTCAAGGTCACATCACATACAGAAAACATTCAAAAAATGTTATTACAGATAAATCATGGCTTTAAAAAAATAGAGCCTTATTTATCAAGACTAAATATCGTCATAGAAGAATTGGGAGAAATAAAATATTGTGAAAGGTTTATAAAGGTATCCTATGATGGAAACATAAGAACCGCTCAAGATGTTGTTGATTTTGCCGAAAAAAAGCTAGATGATTATACAAGTGAAATGATAGAGAAATCATATTCATTAAAAACTAAGAATGGAACAATAAACAAACTTTTAAAATATTCAACAGAATTAGAAGATTATGCTTTTGACTATCCAAGATTTAAAGAGATAATTGATAAAAATATAAAACGGGTTGATGAAATTGTTCGTTTATTATACAGTACAGATAAAAAATAAAGCCACATGTCGTGGCTTTTTATATGTTCAATATTTGCTTTTTCTTGGCGGTAAATTCATCATCCGTTAATATTCCTGTATCATACAATTCTTTTAACATTTTTAAACGCTCATAGTCATCATTTTTAGCCTGTCTAACAGGTTTTTCTTTTCCCTGTATATTATTTATCATGTCAACCATTTTCCTATCCGCACCTTTGAACCAGTGGGCATACGTGGAAAGTATTGTATTTACTGTATCGCCCAGCCTTTTAGCAATGTCATATATAGAGTAGTTGTCTTTCATGTTGTTTATTAAATAAGAGGCGTGGGAGTGTCTGAACCCATGAAGAGTTATAGGAGTTATGAGTTGTTCGTTTTTGTTGACTTGATTGATGTAGTATTTTAGCCTTCTGTCAAATGTTGTGGCAGATATTGGAAGTACACCGCCAAACAAATACAGTGATGTACTTGTTTCGTCATAAGTGCCGAAAGCCTTTAATCTTGCGATATATATTTCGAGTTGTTTCACGACTTCATCGGGCATCGTGATTGTACGTATACTGTTTTTTGACTTCGGTGTGGTCCTTTTAAGTGTTTTTACACTATACTGGTAATGTATTCTCATGGTTTTCTCTTTCATATCTATATCGGAAGGAGATAACCCCATGAGTTCCCCTCTTCTTATGCCCATCCAGTAGAATACGATGAAGATGGTTTTCCATTGAATTTCATCCACACTATTTATAAATGTTTCAAATTCATCAAGTTCCCAGTATTCTATGTCTTTTTTTATTTCGTCTTTTCGAGCGGATATTTCTACCTGTTTAATATAATTTGCTTGAATATACCCCTTGAATTTTGCATACGATAAGGCTTTTTGGATGGCATAGTAAATGCGTTCTACGTAGTTCTTTGAATACGTTTGATCTAATTCGTCAATGTATTCCTGTAAGAGTTCTTTGCTTAAATTGCTTAAGTGAATATGTCCAATGCGCCCATTTATTTTTCTGTAAATGTGTTTATCGCTTTTGATGGTTGATTCTTTTACTTTTTTTTGCTGATAAACCATGAACTCTTTTATCAGTTCTTGAAATGTGATTGTGGGAATTACATTGTTTTTTTCGTCAAGCCAATTCGCTCTGAATTCTTTTTCTGCCTTTTCTGCCCTTTTTGGAGTTGTGAAGCCTCTTTTTTTATACCATCTTCCAGCTTTTGGATGACCTTTTGGATATCTTCCATAGAAATACCATTTCCCTGTTTTTTCGTCTAAAAATACTGACATACTACCACCTCGCAAGGATATTATGTCACAAAAAGCAAATAAAAAAAAGGCTTATTTTTTAGTCCATTTGTAGACCACACAGTGAAATAAGCCTTTATTTATCATACATGGAGCAGATGAGGGGAATATATATATAATGTAAACAAACGATAAATATAGGTTA